ATTTCAAACGCCCCGGAGTCAATTTATTTAACGGCGGACGCAGTTTCACCGGCGGTAGCTACTAACGTTGATACGGCAGACCTTATAAATATGGAGTCAATGATACTTTCAAGAAACTACAACCCGGCAAGCGGTCGTTTTTCTTATTTATTCAACCCGGGCGTACTTGCAAAATTAAAGGCCGAAGCTGGACTTGATTATACAAACGGCGCTTTTATTGATTGGGCTAACAAACAAATTAACGGTTATAACTACTATGTTAGTTCTAACGTTGGGACAGCACAAACACAAGCGGCGATGTTCGGAGATATGAGCGACGTACACCTTGCAACGTTTGGCGGTTTAGATATTGTTTCAGACAGATACACAGACGCACACAAAGGTATTTCAAGGCTTATAGTTGTTTCATTAAACGACGGTAAAGCTGCGCACGTAACGACAGGCACAACTTCATTAGTTAAAGCCGAAATAGCGTAATAAATCAATTTATAAAAGGGCGAGTTTAACCGCTTGCCCTTTTTTTTAAATTTTAAAGTATGGCCGCACAAGCACAAGTTGACGCAACTACAAACCAGCTTATTAGTTTAGACGAAGCTAAAAATTATTTGCGTGTTGATTTTACAGACGATGACAGTTATATTACTGAACTAATTAAAATTGCAAAAGTTCAAGTTTTAAACGATACTAACCAAGTATGTGTTGAAACTGATATTACAGAATTTCGCGACAAGTGGCCGCAAGACAGTATAATATATTTAAAATACCCGGGTAAACTTGGGCAAAATTTTACTTTAAAATATTACGATAGTACAAATACTTTTGCATATTTAACGCAAGACACAGACTATTTTATTGCTGAACATAACGGTTTAAATAGAATACAAATAGTTAATGCGCCAAATTTATACGATAGAATTAATGCAATACATATAGTTTACGAAGTTGAACCATACGACGAAGAAAATATACTTCCTTTAAAAATGGCTATGTATATGCTTATACAACACTATTACGACAACCGCAGCCCTGTAACGTTTTTAAAAGTTGATGAATTACCTTTTGGTTATAGGTCAATTATAAATAATTATAAAAATTACATTTGGTAAATGCAGCCGGGACAATTTCGACATAAAACAGAAATAAATATTAAGTCAACATCGCAACAAACCGATTACGGCGAAATTGTAGAAACAGCAAGTACGCCGTTTGTTAGATTTGCTTCAGTTAAATGGCTTACAGGAAAGGACGAAATAAACGACGAAGTTAGCAACCTTATAAAAAATGTTGAGTTTACATATAGATATGAAATTTTTATTTCACAACTAGCAAAAAACAATACTATTACTTATAAAACAGAAACTTATTATATAAGTTCTATAAATATGCTAGGGCAAGGCAACCAACAAACAATATTAATAAAAGCACATACGGCGTTAAATTGATACCTAAATTTTCCATAACAGGCGACAAAGAACTAGACACTATATTAAGGGGTTTAGGTAAGGACGCAATAAAAGACAGCGAAATAAAACGAGCGCTTAAAAAAGTGGCGAAGCCTTTAATTAACGACATACGTAAAAATATAAATAACGTAACCGGAAACCTAGGCAAGTCAATAGGCGTAATTAAAAAAATTAAAAGCCGTAAAGGTCGGCCGTTTATTTTAGTCGGGCCGCGTTACTATGGAAACTTTAACGGATACCACGCGCATTTAGTTGAAGTAGGGAAACAAAATTACGACGTTAGTTTTGACGAGCAACACAATATTAAAAGGGCTTTTGAAAAAAACAAAACTAAAGCTTTAAATGAAGTAAACCAGCATTTAATTAAAATGTTAAATAAGAAACTTAATAAATTAAAATAATGGCTTTGAGTGTTGGTTTATCTATGGGAAAAGCAATTTTTGATATACTCAAAAATAATTATGCTTTATTACAAATTAACGGTATGGACGTTAATAAAATACAACCCGCGCCGTTGTTAAAACAAACTAACCCGGACGTGTGCGTTATATATGAAATAGATAGCGTTAACCCGGTATATACAAAAAGAAACAGAACACTAAATAGCGCACCTTTGTACGTCGTTGACTTTTCTATTTATTGCGTTAATCGTATTTATTTTCAAAACGTAGGTTTAGCGCAAGCGGTAAGCGACGCACTCGACACCGCGGCAAATGGAACTTACAACAGTTTAAAAATTGACGGAATAAGTTTACAAAGTTCAAGCGAAGACTATAATAAGGAACGCAAATATTACTTAAATACTTTGAGTTTTCAAGCTCGAGTTTTAAAATAATTTTTTATATTAATTAACCTAAACACAAAAATAAAATGGCAACAGGATTATTAAACGGTACAGACTTAATTTTAAAAGTAGGGACACCCGGAGTAAATGAGGTAATTGTTGGAAGCGCAACAACTTGCTCGCTTGATATTTCAATGGAAGAAATCGACCAAACAAATAAAGAGTCGGGCGGTTGGAAAGCTATAATTGGCGGCTTACGTAGTTGGTCGGTTTCTTGCGATGCACTATACAGAAATGAAACGGAAGCCTCTACAAAAACTTTTCAAGACTTTTGGAACCACATAGGCGACGCGACACTAGGACGCACAGCGGTAACGTTAGAATTTACAATTAACGGCGGTTCGTCCGCTGATAGTAACGTTTATTATAGCGGTTCGGCTTTTGTTAGTTCTTTAAGTTTAACCGGCGGGACAGAAGACCAAAGCAGCTTTTCAATTTCGTTAGCTGGGACGGGCGTACTTGCACAAACTGACTTTATATAGATGAAAGCAAAATTAGTTATTATAAACAAAAAAGACTATCCCGTTAAATATGGCTTTGCAGCCTTACGGGCTTTTACAGACGCGACCGGCGTAACACTTGGGCAACTTGGTACACTAGGCGAAAGTATGAACATAACGCAAGCGCTTGCGCTTGTTTGGGCTGGCTTAAAAGACGGTGCAAGGGTAACGAAGACAAATTTCGATTTAACTATTGACGACGTGGCCGACTTACTAGACGAAGACGGCAAAGCAATGGACAAAGTACTTGCGGTATTTACTGAGTCGTTAGCCGGTGCAAGTAAAGGCACAAAAAAAAAGGTTTAGAAAATAGTAAGGTAAGCAAGCCGCGAAAAGACGCTTCTACTTTTGACGACTTAGAAACTATCGCGTTTGGCTGGCTTAACCTTACACCTAACCAGCTCGACGAATTAACGCCGCGAGAATTTGAAAACACGCTTCGAGGTTTTGAAAACTTAGAAGAACAGCGCGACCGTAACGAGTGGTATAGGTTCAGACTTTTGGCAAGTACCTTGTTAATGCCAAGCACTAAAAACGGCAAAGGTATTAAGCCCGAAAAACTTTGGCCGTTCGAGTGGGAAAAGAAAAAAACAAAGACCGAGAAAATGAGCGCCGAGCGTTTACAGTATTTAAGCGAACGAGCTAAACACTTTAAGAAATGAGCAAGAAAAACGTAAACGTAAAACTAGGCGCAGACATTACAGACTTCACTTCGAAAATGAAGTTAGCGGCTAAGACTTTCAACCAAACAGGCGCAAAACTTAGAAGCGTCGGCAAGTCTTTGACCGTTGGACTTAGCGCGCCTTTGTTGGCTATTGGTACGGGTGCGGTTATGGCTGCGGCTAATTTCGAAAAGTCAATGAATAAAGTTAAAGCCGTTACAAAAGGAACGACGGCGGACTTTAAAGCAATGGACACCCAAGCCAAAGAGTTAGGACGTACAACGCAATTCTCGGCAAGTCAAGCCGCTGACGCTATGAGTTTCCTAGGTATGGCCGGGCTAGACGCTAAAGAAATTATGGACGCGATGCCGGCAACTTTAAACCTTGCGGCGGCCGGTAATTTAGAACTAGCAACGGCGGCAGATATTGCTTCGAACGTTATGAGCGGTTTCGGTGCCGAAGCAAAAGACTTAGGACAATTTGTTGACGTACTCGCGGCCGGGTTTACAAATAGTAACACGGATCTTAACCAGCTCGGCGAAGCAATGGCAAACGCGGCGCCGGTAGCTTCCGGGTTCGGG